TGATACAGGTTTTTTAATTTGTGTAGTTGGTAATTTACAAGGAGGTCTAGTTCCATCTGGACAAAGTTGTTGTGCACCGCCCCCTCTTGTATCTGTATTTAATTTAGGTCCTTTTAAAAATCCAGCGTCTTTCATATATTGAGTTCCTTTTGGACTCATTACATCTAAGGGTTTACCTGCTGTTCTATAATAATCTCTTGTAATAGGCATTCCTGCCTGACCTGTTTTAACATTACCAAAAATAGTTTCACCTTTTGCAGTTTTAGTTCTTGTTGATTTTTGTATAGCTTTACCAATTTGTTTAACACCCTCAAACGCATAACCTAGACCAGGAACTTTACCTATTAATGAACCTGCTAAATTTAATCCTGTTGTAACCGGGTTAAATGTTTTAGGTGTTGCATTTCCTGTCTTAGTTGTTTTAGATGTTTGAGCCGCTACGTTTTTTGCATATTGAGAACCTTGTCCTACCGCACTTCTGTCTACTCCAGCAGTAGACCCATAACCCCTATCAGCTCTTTCTTGAGCTCTTCCTGGGTCACCCATGTCAGCACCGCCGCCTTTAAATTTTCTAACTCTTTTGTTGTTTACTTTCATTCTGTTTCTCTCTGTTTAAGTCAATTTTTTCTTCTGCAATTCTAATTCTTTCTTCAGCTTGGTCTTCTGCAGATTCTAATTTCATTTTATCAAGATCTATTCTTTCTTCAAACTCGCCAGCTTTTCTTTCTTCAGCTTCCATATTTTCTTGTGCTTTTCTTTGCATATCCATAGCTCTTAAATCTAATTCTCTTTGTTTTAGTGCGACTAATGGATCTTGTTTTTGTCCACCTGCTTCTTCTTGAGCTAAAGCTGTAGTTATCTCAGCAATTCTTTTTGCAACCATGGAATCAAACTGTATTTTAAATCCTTGTGGATCCATTTGTGCTTGTTGTTGCATCTCTGGAGATTCTTGTACTAAGTTACCTACTTCTCCGTGAGCTTGTAACGCAATATGATCTGAAATATGTCCTTGAAGCAATGCATACACCATAGGGTTAATTTGAACCATTCTTGATGCCATAAATGCTCTGTGTGCCGCCATATGTGACTCATGATCTTGCTCAGGAAACGCTTTTAACATTTGCATTTGTAATGCTTTAGCATTTTCAGTTGCAGGATCCTCAGGTTGTGGTTGAACTTCTGGTTTTAGTAATGCATCAATGTGTTTTGTACCTAAAGCTTCATAAACTCTTCTGTAAGCCTCTCTTAAATTATGCATTTGTGGATTTGATACTGCAATTTTTAAATTTTCATTCGCTAAAGTTACTCTTTGTGACATAGAAAAGATATTTGGATCTGCAACAGGGATTACATCTACTCTGTCGTCAAAATCTTTTAATTTTACGAACCTATCTGCGTTTGTAACTGCATATGGATACACCGGAGGTAAGTAATCAGCAAAAACTTTTGCTAAAAGTCTAAATTCTTGTCTCATTCCATAGTAACAACGCTTATGAATAGCACTCATGACACGAGAACCACGCTCCAAGAGAGCAATTGTAGTTCCAACAGCTCTATTTTGTGAATCTTCACCCGTTTGCATGTCTGCAATTGATGCAAATCTTTGTCCTGCTGCCACTACAAAGCCTAAAAGTTGAAATAAAGTTCCACTTGGCTCTTTAAAAGGTAAAATTTGAAACTGATCTTTAATGTTTCCACCTGGTGCATCAACATCTCTGAACTCTCCAGGTTGAAAAGGTTGGTCATCATCTCTAATTCTTATTCCTCTAGACTTAAATCCAGCAGGTAAGTTAGCTAAAGTACCCGCATCTAATAATTGTCTTAATGCTTGAGTAGCAGATCTAGATAATCCACCAATCATATGGATTAAACCAAAACCATAGAAGCCTAAACCTGGTAAAAACTTATAGTGAACAAAATATTCTTTTCTTGAAGATGTATCATCATCTTGATTATAGTTTCTATAAATAGATAATACTTCTCCTGAACCTTCATCGATTGAAACGATGTATGGAAGTTTAACTTCTTTTTCTGCATCTTCTTTTTCAAACTGATTTATATTTAAATCAATATGCATTTCTAAAATATTGTATTGATATTCTTTTTCTCCCGCAGGTTTAACACCTTCAAGTTCATTTAGTTTATCTTGTACAGGACTTTGTTCCGCTTGTTTTGCTATTAATTCTACATCTCTGTAGAATCCAGCTTTTTGTTGTTTAAGAACATCATTCTCTGACATCTTAACAACGTGTGTAATTCTTTCGCAATCTTTTAAATCAGTTGCATAGTAAGGAACAATTAAATCTTCAGCAGGTACAAATTTTGATACCGCTCTTTGTTTAATCTCATCGTAGTAAATCTTTTTAAAAGCAGATCCTGCTAATGGTAAATAGAATAACATTTGATCTGTATCTGGAGTGTACTCTTCCATCTCCTCCATCAACATATAGTTCATGAAATCTTTTACTCGTTCTGCTTGTTGTTGTGTTTCTGGCGTGTCTGATCCAATGACAGCTGTTCTTACAGGTCCATCACTTGGTAATAATTCTTTATAAGCTTGTGCTTGAAATTGTGTGACAGCTTCTGATAAGAGCGGATGGGTAACACCACTTGCACCTTGAAACGGTCTAGTATTATTTACATATTTAAATCCAAGTAAATCTAAACCACTAGTGTAAGCCTGTTCCCAATCCGATCTTGAAACTTTGTCTCTTTTATAATCTTGAATAAGTTCAGCAGAGAGTCGACCCAACGCTCGGTCATCCATCTCTTCAGCTAGGTTTCTGTAAAAATCTTCCTCAGGTTGTTCTTCTTGAGGAATCTCTTCCTCTCCACCTTCAATCTCTACGTCAACTTCTTCTGTTACTTCATCTTCTTCAGGAAGTTCATTTTGTTTCTCTACTTCAGCCATTTAACAAATTTTAGTTGCCTTGCTTCTTGCTAGTTTGTTTCCTCTTGATTCAACCATAGTACCGTTATTAGCTTTAATCATTTTACCATACTTAGCTCCGTCCATATCACCAAGTCCAAAGTTTTCACTTCCCGGTGTTTTAGGAATATTAATAACTTCTTTAGTAAGAAAGTTTTTAATTTTTTGTCCTATACCGATTGAACCCTTTTGTGTTCCAGCTCCACCTCTCATGATTGCATCTTTATAGACAGGTTTTTTTGTATTAGCCATTTTTCTAGCCATTGCACTTGCAGAAGAACCGCCTCTACCACTATTAACATTTGCAGCAGTAGATCCTTTTGCACCGGCACCTAGCATTTTAGCTCCTGCGTATCCCGCAAGACCTGCTGCTAGTAATTTTTTAAGTTTTTTACTTGCCATGATAATTATCTCCTATTGTTATAACAGGTTTATAATATCATGCAAATATATTTACGACTAGTCCACCCGTATTATAGGCTTTAAATGGCTTATCAGCCATTTCTTTATTGACCCTGATAGCATAAGCATCGAAATATAATCTAGGATCACCTTTCATTATCTTTTCAACATCTCCACCATAACGTCCTGAATAATACAAAGCTTCTTTTTCTGTAGCAAAAGCTACTTCATGTTCTGTCCCAGCACTATTTTTATCTAACTTAAATTTTTCATTAACATCTACTTTCTTAATTACTTTATAAGGTTTATTTGGATCTGATTTAGCTACAGGAATAGTTTTTACCTCACTATTGTATTGTTTGGCTAGTCTATTCATTTCAGCTGGAAGCGTTGCTGTCTTTTTAGGATCCGTTAACACTTCAGTTTCCCTACCTTCTTTTCTTCTTTTTGAAACAACTTTGTAGTCATCAAAACCTGCTTTACCTGTTCTTGTTCCGTAAAATTCTATATCCCCTAAATACTTATTACGTTTAGCATGGTGTAGTCTTTCAACAGGAGAGATCGCTACCCAATCCACACCTTCGTCTGCTGCATTCTTAATTACATTTTTAAGAGCATGGCTACCCCAGTTTTCTTTTCCGTAAAGAGGTAGAAAAGGAATCCCGTCTCCTGCTTGTTGTGAA